TCCAGGATTAGTTGTATATGAATTTCCTGACACAGCAGTGTCATTCGTAATAGCAACTGCTGATCTAGCAGTGTTCCCAGAGCATACGCTAGCGGAAATAACCCAAACTCCAGGGTCAAAATTAATAGTGAGTAGCAGATTCCAGCTCCCAACCACAGGGGACGCCGGAAAAGTTCCTGCCAAACTTGCCGTAACAGCATAGGTAGTCGTCAAATCTAAGCAATTAACGTGATCAATGTATCCATTGGCGAATGTGTTGGTGGATGAGCCAATATTGGACGTTGAATTACTAGGATTAACTAAATTTGTGTTAAGGGTAGTGATATACCCCTCTGTAAATTTAGATGAAGACGATCCAATTCGCGAGGTAACCGTAGTGTTATAAGGCAACATATTAGTGCCGTAACAGGTTAAAGAGTAAACTGCACTAGCCGGGTTTGAACTGGAACAAACACTGGTGGCAGATAATGAAGTGGTACTAACTTGCACACTACTAAGATTAGTGAAAACGCCGTCATTGACAGGCGAGCTGACCGAACCGATTGAGGTGGCTTGAACACTCGAAAAATTACAATTGTTAACCACAATGGAATCAAACGGAGTCATAGCGTCCCCAATAGATGCGGAGCCGGAAGGTAACAACTGCCCCGTATATGCGGTGGCAGATTGTATTGTGTTTACCTGGATTTGCTGGCAATAAGCGTTATCAACTTGAATCGATTCACAATCCTGTATGTCGACACAATGAATAACGTCAAATATACCAATATCACTATTGACTTGGTGTAAATCAATTTGAGTCAAGGCAACACTACCAAATACTGCGGAGTCACAAACCAGATTGCGGGCTTGTAATCGCTCAAAAAAAGTAGTAGAAGAAAGCGGGAACAATTGTGAGCTTTGTACCCGTTTGAGCAATCTATCAAAAGCCATCCAGTCGCGACCCCGAATGAGTCAGAGTTTAAGAGCGGCCTGAATGACTTTGGCGGCCATAGAAGAAGTAATCATCCCGACGCCGGAATAACTCTCGAATCCACGAATGACGGCCTGAGCAGCTAGCTTAATCCAAGGAGTATAAGGGGAAGCTGCTATAAGTGCTGGCACTTGGGACATAGACGAGGTAATCTTCGACAATGCAAACGTGTCTCCGTGAGAAGGCGTTTGCAATGCAGAGGTTTTAGTTCCGACGAACTCGAGATGAGCAATAATCTCAACTAAATAAGTACACGTGGTACTAGAGTTAGAAGGTTCAATGTAAACGACGCAAGGAGCTCCACCGGGGAAGAAATGATCCCCACCGGAATATGATTCAGACAGCTTAGATGGTACGCCAGATGCTAAATAGCCATTGGCGACCACACCACTCTTACTGTCAAGAACCACTTGATTGGCGCCCGCCACGGCTGATGCATTTAAATTGGTATAGCCGACAAAGTTCTTGTCAGCATCAAGAATTATAACCGTCTCAGTTTCGGACATATTTCTTGCAATACCAGATGCCAAAGTGATGGTATTATCAGTGCCTGATGCTACAGAGGTGACTTTGTTATAAACAACGCCATTACCGTAACGATCAGGATCATTGTATGAAACCAAATTCTGGGTTCGCGACAATGGATAATTACCAAGTACACAATCATTGTTGTAAGAAACACCACCCAAAGAAGGGTATTGCTGTTCGTCAACAAACTGTGGACCAATTGAGAACTCTAAACCAACGGTTTTAGTACGTTCTGAAATGGGCATGCGTGCACATTGAGCCTGGGAAAGTACAGTGGTCTTGGGTACTCGCGCAGTATTACTATGCGATGGATCGGAAAAGTAATACATGACTCCGCCATTAAAATTAGTAGCGGTTTCACTTTTAATACGAACACCAAAGGACACGATACGCCCGGAAGCCGCAGGAGTGTTGTAATCAGAAAGAGTTAAATCAGTCGAAGTGTACGGGCTGTTAAAATAAGCAGCGTTACAAAACGGCAATAACTGACTACCAGTCAAGTCAGAGGTTGGAGCAAGATTTATTTTGGTCGAATCCGTGTAATATACACACGGAGTGTCTGAATTAAGACAAGGAGCAAAATAAAGAGCGCCAGATGATGCATTGCCAGCACCACCGATTGACATAGTGAAAGAAGTTTTCACGGTCGCCTTCTGACTGTTCGGAGCAGGTTCGTGAGGAATACAGCAGCCCATGGCTGCTGTGCTGAACGGACTGGCCTGCGCGATAAGGTATTTCTTCCCGCACTCGGATAGATGAAAAGAAGTATTTGTTTTTGGTGTTACACGAAGATTAGCTACTTCTTTTCTTAAGCGTGCAAGTTCAGGTGTGACAGTAGTCTTTTTCACCTTGATTTTGGGTGCTTTCTTCATGTTTTTGTTTTGTTTGATTTGTTTACTCGGGCCTGATAAGAAATTTTTCAGCCAGCCGGAATGTGAACATGCCATACTAGGGATTAAAGCTTTTAGAAGGACAATACTCCGTATAGCGCTAGCATGGTATTGGAACACACACGACTGCATACACAACAGCAATTATGAATACAAAACGACTTTTTGATGTAGGTGGCTAGGCACTCCACAAAAATCTATAGTAAACATTCAACAAAATACATGTCATTTCGACGGGTCTACAAGAGGAGCTATATACAAATATACAAATGTACAAATGCGCATTGAAAGACGCATATACACGCCATGTCACCGCTCGGTATTCCATGTTGTTGCTATCACATTTCAGCTTTACTCGGGATCTGCGTTCTCTACCCCAATGAGTTTTACGCATGGCAAGTGCAACCTTTATTTCGGCTTACTCTTGACGAACCGAACATCACGATGGCTCCCGTCTGTGCTTAGATGTGCAGCGCATATAGTCATGCACTTAACAATATATGTACAATGGCTTCAATACCACGATATTTTGATAAAAATAACAAAGATAACGTGACATCTCTAAACGCCAATCCGGAGACTATTCCGACTAGGTAAAACCATTACATCCGGAGATGGGCTGCTCAGCCA